AGTGGAATAACCTTGTCTGAAACAAGTTTGTCTACCATTGGTGTAAGTTTTTCATTTACAAATTCTTCAAACATATTTTTGTGATTAATTATTAAGGGTTATATACCCTATATGAAGCACCGAGTGATGCTCCATAAGGAAATGTAACTGGGGATAACTATTTGACTAGTTTATAAATGTATTACATACTCATTGTATGGAATCAATCTTAACTTTAATTTTATTAGTAGTATTCTTTGCAGCAGTAATTGGATTCATTGTATTTTTGTTTTCAATTCACTGGAGCTTAGGAATACTTGCCTTATTTTTTGGGCTTAGTCTTAGATAGTGAACTTAATAGTGCATCTAGTGCTTTCTGCTGTTCTGCAGAGGTTTTTCCTAGTACACCTTTCACTACACTACCAACCATTCCAGTAACTCCTCCGTTTGCTGCTCCTTGTATTACTGATTCTGTAGCACCCTCAACTCCTGCTTTCGTTCCTTTGGCAACTTGTCCAGCAAGTGAGCGTGTTTGTTGTAATCCGTAAAAGTCTTCAATTAAATCTGAAAACCGAATAGCATCAGAAATATCTTTTGAGAGTTTTCCTTTACCTGCTTTATCTGCAAGTGAAGTAATTGTATCAAGGACTTCTTGTGGTCTTGCTGATGCATTACCCAATACTCGTTGTGCAATCTCTGCTACTCGTAGATTTTGAGTTCCTAGTTTTTCAATATCTCCTTTATATCCAATATACTTAACAAATTCCTGTAATGGTCTTATTGCTTCTGAATATTGTTTACTTAGTTCTAGATACTGTTTGTTACTAATACCTTTACCAAGAATTGAGCGGAATTGTTCTGCTACATTATCTGCTTGTGATGAGAACGGTGTTTGTCGTGCCTTAGCCAAATCAAATTCCTTAAATACTGCTGACCTAATGTCGTGTATTTCTCGTTGAGAAGCGTAACCTGACTTGATTCTATCCCACATATTTTGATATGCGGTTAAGTCTCCCTTAACACCACCTCTTGTACTAACAAGTTTTCCACTCTTTCCTACACGAACTCCAACTGATTCAAGTACTTTAGCAAATTCCTCTCGTAGAGGTGTAACATTTTCTGGTACTTTTGGCAGTATTTCTACAGCCTTACCTAGTTTCTTTCCTACTGTATTTTTGATTTTAATTGCTGGTGAAACTGCCTTATCTATAATCATCTTACCAACAACTTCCTTAGCTTTAGTGCCTCCTCGTAGATTGTCTGCTCCTGCTTTGGCAGCTCCCACAATCTCTTGATAAACAGGTATATTTTCTTTTGAAGTTGTTTTAACAAAATCAATTACTCCTGTATCTAAACCAGAGCGAACCGCTTGTTTTTCTGCTTCTGGAAGTTTTGAGATTCTCTTTGATTCTTCTACTCCCTCAACAATAGCTTCTTTACCTCTACGTACAGCACTTTTAACAGTTGAACCAATTGTTTCTGCAACTGGCATTACTGAACTTGTAACTGGTGAAACTAATTCACCTACCTTAGCTCCTGCCTTTCCTGCTTGTGTAGCTACTTCACCTGCAACCTTAGCTGCTTGTTTACCTGCTTCTTTTGTTCCTTGTTCAACAGTTTCTACACCTACCTTAGCAGCACCTCCCACTGGTAATAGTGATGCAATGTTTACAGCTCCTTCAAGGTTTTTAGCAATCATTGGATTCTGTTCTGCAAAAGCATTGTATTCTTCAATAGTATTTACTCCAGCTTTCGCTAATACATCAGGTACAACCTTTCCTATCTCTTTACCAATCAATGATGTAACTTTTTCAACTCCTGGTATAGACATTAAAATATTACCTAATGTATCGTCTACTGCACCAGCAACCTGACCTGCTTTTGCTACGTCTAATCCTACACCTAGCTTACTTTTTATCTTTTGTGCAACTGATAATGCAGGTTCTACTTTAGCTGCAAGTTCTGGTGATACTATTTTTAATGCTTCCATTGTTGCTGATTTACCTTGTTCACGAGCCTGTTGAATATCTGCAATATTTTGTCCTCGTTGCGATATATCTGAAGCTATATTTTCACTAAAAGATGGTTTAGGTGTATTTTGTGTACCAGGAAAACCCTCAAGGGTGTAACCCTTTTCTACAAGTTTTTGTAAAATAACTTTTTTATCCATTCCAGTTGGAGCGTTGTCAAGAATTGATTTTACTTTATCTTTTGATAGTGTTGTTTCCATAGTTTTTATTTTACTTGAGTTTGTATTTGCATAAGATAATCCTCATAAGGATCTGTTGCCTTTTTAATTGAATTATCTACATAAGAGTCTACTGGATCTGCAAACCAATCAATAGTTTCTGGCTGGTAATATACACCTTTTGTTGCCAGTGTTGCTTGTAATTGATTCTGCATAAAATCTGTAAGATTGTTTATCTTTTCTCGTACCTTGAAATCAGAATCATTTTTATCTGGTACAAGTTTAGCCACTTGTTTTGTTTGTTCATTTGTTAGAGAAGCACCTGATGCCCATTGTTGAACTTTCAAATTTATTGCTTCAATATCTGAACGATTAGCAACAAGTTTAGATCTTGACTCACTACCTCTTAAATTACCAGCCAATCTTATTGGTGCTAATCCTATAAACTTACCGTCTTGGTTTTCTGTTGCTATCTTTTGTAAAGAGTTTATTACACCAAGTGCAGCTTCTGCACCAGGAACATCTTTTTTAGATAACTTAAGTGTGAGAGCTATCTTCTTTGCTATATCAGGCTGACCAGTAGGTAGTGCTGGAAGTTTTCCAGTCATTCCATATAGTTTTGCTTCGTTTTCCAGTTCAAGTTGTGCTTTCTTAGCTTCATACGCTCTATCTTCAGCTTTCATTTGACGTTGGAATGCTTGGTCTTGAGTTCGTTTATACATATCTGATGCAAAGTCTCGATTGAATTTTAAAGGTTCAAGTTCAATTTGCATTTGGTCATTCAATAATGATTTTAATGATGTATAGTCTTGGTTTGCAGCAGCAGCTTCAATAGCTAGTGTTCCTGCTGTGAAAGCTCGTTCACGTTCCAATGCGCCAAGACGTGAATTTAATGTTTCTGCACCAAGCATAGGATTTACACGAGCTTCTTCTGCTTTTTTTCTATATTCTTCATTATATAAATCAGCTTTTGTCTTTAACTCATTTGCTTTTGACAATTTATTTGCAAGTTCTGGATTGTTTAATGTAGAAGACATCAAGTTATATATTGCACTGTTTGCAGTATCTATACCTTTTACACCAGTTAAATTTGATATATATGAGTTTGCATTAGTTGTAGCATTACTTGGAGCTGTAGAAATAGGCTTATTAGGTAGTTCAATAGGCTTAACATTACCTAATGCAACGTCTGCTGGTATTGCTGGTATAGTTTGTACTGGAATATTACCTGGTGTAGGATCAGATTGAGGAAGCTGAAAAGAATTATTTTTATTTGCATAATAATCAGCACCTCGAAAACCAGGGTCATTTTCACCTGATGCTCCAGTTTTAAAATTGTTTTCCTTTGTAGGTGTTTGCATAAATTTATTTTGAGTACTGGTCAGTTTGATTTACTACGATTACTTCTCGTAACTCATTATCTTTATCATACCAGTTCATTACTATTTTAAATTGTACTTCTGTATCTTTGTTATATTGAGGCAGTGGTATATCAGCAAACTGGAAGCTTCCTGAGTAGATTGGTGGTAATTTATTCCATGTTTGAGACCTTAAATTAGATATACTACCAGCTACAACTCCAATAATAGGTTCATCAAGCGTAACTGTATAGTCAGAACCATTATCTACAATGGAAACTATATGAGCAAGACTACCTGAACCAGCTCCTCGTATTACTTCTATTTCATTACCAATATTTAACAACGGAATAACTGTTGAACTTGATGTAAATTCTGTATCTGAATCCCATACTACTGATTGAATAATATTAGGATTGTCTTTTGTAGTTCTATATTTTACTAATATTCTATCAGTATTACCTAGCAGTTTTCTATATTTAATAATAATGTTCTGCCAAATATCTTTTACCATTCTTGTTTCAAGATACGGAGTAACAATATATGCAAGTCTTGGATGAACATTATCTCCATCTTTTGGTGATAGTAGATCAACATTAATATAAGACAGGTTATTTGTTCCGTCTGTAGAGTACAAACGGCAACCAAACATTATCCCAGAATAGTTATCTGTTTTTACTGCAGCAGAAGATGATGCATCAAATACTGCCCCAGCTGTAGATATTACATTTTGACCGTAATCATATGTAACATCATTTCTATAAGTAATAGTTGGCGAATTGCCATGAGTAAGCCCGTTTTCTTTAGTGTATACATAAATACCAGATGGGTAGTTTTCTAATTTTCCTTGGACTCCATCGTTATCTGTAGCAGAGTTGTTTACATTGATTACAATTGAATCGTTTATATATTTAATTCCGTTGAAGTGGCAAATCTTAAATGAAGTGTACCCAGCGTAGGCTGTGTTAACTGAATCATATTGCATGATTGGTAACCGAGCAACTTCTTCAAAGTTAGAACCCGTGAATGCGATCAGCCGTCCCTCAATATCTAATACATACGGTGTATCGTTCCATATTGCACATCCACATGAACCCTGAGCTTCAATTATGTAGTTCTTAGACCAAATATTTTCAGATTGACCGTCCCATTCATAAATTGAACCGTGTGAACCATCGTGAGAAGTAATACCAATCCATATACGATTTGAACCTGGAACAATCCAAGAAATCTCACCATTAATATATGCTAAATCTAATGTATATACACCAGCAGTATTTAGTGTTTCATCTAGGTTCATTGAATATACTTGATTTATACCATCTTGGAAGTATAACTTATCCCTATATGCACATAATTGATGATAACCAGAACCAGTTAATGAAGAAGTGACATCAGTCCAAGAAGTATCACCAGGACTAATTCTCTTTATGTATGATGATTCTGTTGCGTAAAGTCTATTATTAAACACTTTCATATCACCAACGTCTCCAGTCTGAATTGGTGAATTGGTTAGTGTATCAAGAGTAAATGAATCCAACGGAGAGTTTCCACCAATAAATACTGATTGACCATAAGCAATGAAAACTGTAGACGCGCTACCAGAACCAGCAACATCAAAGAATGCAAACGCTACAGGAACAGAAAAACTGTTTGAATCTGTTTCTGCAAAAACTGTTTCAGTACGATTTGCGCGAACACGACCAGTATTTTTAGTTAAATTTACATTAAAAGTACCCCAAAGGTTTCCTTGAGTATCGCCATAGTTTGGCTGTGAAAACTTTTTAGTTTCTTTTGATGGTATTACAAACATATTATGGGTAAATTATGTCGGATGCGTTATAAACTGGAATAGCAAGTCTTTGTCCTTTCCATGTGTCAATCTTAATTCTTTCTGGGTAATCAAGTACTTGGATAGTACCTGTTCCTGTTAATGTTCCAGTGATTGTTTCTGGGTCTCCTGAAAGTACAATAGAGTAAGGAACTGATACTGATAATGTTACATTTCGTAACAATGTATTAGTAGTTGGTGTTCCTGACAGTTGTGTATCAAGTACACGTTCTACAAGGACATCATCTAGTGATCCCTTAAATGCTTGGTTTTGAACTGAAAGTAAGTTATTTACTGTAGCAGTTAATTCCGCTATTTGGTTTTCTAGGTTTTTTACTCGTTCGTCCATAATTTTGTGCAATCTCTGCACTATACTAACCCCAATAAAGGATTAGTAAGTGAAGACATTAGATTATAATCTTTGTTGAACTAATAGCTTTTAGTTGGGGAGAACGTCCAGCTATATAAGAAGTATCATTTGAACTGATTTGCGATAGAGAACCAGAAGAACATTCATAGATTCTACCTGCTGTTAGTCCAGTTTGGTTTGAATCAACTCCATGGATTAGTACTGATACAGTATTTCCCTTTGAAACTGTATTTTGAACAAAACCAATAAAGTTGTTAGACATACCCTCAATATAAATTGTACTTGCGTTAGCTGATGAACCTGCTAATACAGCAGCAATATAACTACCCATATTGATTAAATCTAACGGATAACCAGAACCTCCAATAAATGAAACAATAACCTTTCCTGTATCTGTTAATGTGTTTCCTGAAAGTGACAAGATTCTAGCAACCCCATCGTAGTAAACCCAAATAACAGAACTTGATTTTGCGACAACTGATTTAGTTGCAGGGTTTGAACCAGCGTCTTGAATTTCTGTACCAAATGTTGGAACTGTTCCTGAAACTGTAGCCGCAATAGTTTTATCTTCTGTACCAATCACAACAACGTCAGTTGCAGGAGTTGTAATAGACATTTCAACAACGCTTGGTGAAGATGCAGTTGTTGTATACCTAACTGCGGTACCACCAGTTAGTGTTGTTCCTGAAATTGTAAAAATCTGACAATATCCATCTGTAGTAAATGCTCCAGCTAATGCAACTTTATCGGTTGCAATAGTTACACAAGCCTTAGTTCCAAGTAAGTTTGAATCAACCGCTAAACTCGTTCCAAAGGTAGGTGTTGTACCAGAAACAGTAAATGCAACCGCACTGTCAACGCTTCCACTAAATGCAAAGAAGCCTTTATCTGTAGAAACCTGACAAGCTGTTAGGTTGGTTACCTGTGAACCTGATGTAAATGCGGTTCCCTCAGTTCCTAGTGTGATAGTTGTTCCTGATACCGTACCAATCTTATATCTAATTACAGAAGTTGATGTAGAACGAACATAGAATACGATAAATTTATCAGTATCTAATTTACAAACAGTCGCATAACTTGATTGTAAGTCACTTTGTACTAATACTTCTGCACCTCGTGTTCCCGAAAGTGTAGATGTTCCTACTGAAACAACTGATGTATTAAGACTTGTTCCTGTTAAGTAAACTTGAACTACTTTATCTGTATCTATTTGAGCTGTCTTTATACCTCCAGTGTTTCCTACTGATATTGAACCTGAAACTTGTCGAGCAATTACATTTCCTTTTGCAACTTGTTCATCAACTAATGCTGAAGCACCTACTAGCTGTCCTGCTGTTAAATCTTCTGCTGCTGTTGCTATAAAGGTTACACCACTACTTCCACCGCTTAAATCTGTATCTTGCATGTACAGTTTATTAAAGAACTGTCCTGCACTATCGCAACCATAAAGGGTGTTACCCCAGTTATAGATTCGAGAAATTGTAGCAAGTGTACTTCCTGATGTAACTGTAAGTGTTCCTGCGTTATCGTATTGGTAGATAATACCTGCGTTTGTTCCGTAGTAGTTTGTAGATGAATCAACTGCAAATGCTCCTGCAAATTGGTTAGCTGTAGAACCTGCTGATGTTGCAGAAACATAAGTAAGTGTAGTTCCTGAAAGTGTAAGTTTAGCAATACTGTATGAGTTTCCTGATTGACCTACGTTGTAGTTAAAGAAGAACTCAACACCGTTAGATGTCATTACTACATTAGCTCCGTAAGTAAGCGTAGCACCAGAAAATGTTACTAGTGTTCCACCTGCTGATAGGTCGTTTCGGTTATATCTGTAAACACGAAGTGCTGCACCTGATGACAAGAGAACATAAGCATAAGCATTTAAAAGAACATAACTCACTACTGTTGTTGATGATGCCCAATCTGTTGAAGTATCTCGTGATTGAGTATATCCAATAGCGTCTTGCATGTAGATTGTAGAACCGTTTGAGTAAACAACTGCCTCTGCATCTGAATATCCTGAAAGTGGGTTTGATGCTGCTGTTACTGTGTCAGTAAGAGAAAAAGTAATTGGCTTTCCACCTGAACCTGAACCACTTGATGGTACTGTAGTAACAAAGTTATTAACAGCACTTTGAAATGATGAGTTTGTAGTAAGAGTGTTTACAAAATTAGCATTATTACCAAGAGTAGTTGTGAAGTTAGCATCATTGGCTAAGTCTGTAGTAAAGTTAGCATTTGCAATAAGTGCATCTGTAAAGTTGTCACTGTTAGCAATACTTGTTTCTACGTCTTCTTGGCTAATCTTCTTTGTTTCTGTAGCTGAAGTATCTACGATAGCATAAACATCCGCTTGGTCTGCGGCTGTAAGTGCTGTAAGTTGTGATATTTTTTGATCCATATATTTAGCTCTTTATTTGGTTCGACCAAACGGTATTATTATTTCCTTCGTTTAGGATTATCTTACCTCCATCTTCTAGAAGGAGGAATCCTGTATCTTCTTTCAAGAGGTATGTTGTACCGCTAGATCCATTAAGTTTATCTTCGTTAATCCATGTAGCCATATTAGTAGATTTGCTCTCCGTAGAATGAGCCTAGATATTTTTCTTTTAATGTAAGTACTTCGTCCTTATTCCTCCTCGCAAAAAACTTTTCAATCTCTAGTTCTCTTTTAAGTATTTCTGCTTGCAATACAGCAACCTTATCTGTAAGCGTATTTGCAACTGCAAAATCGTAACAAGCCTTTATTGGTATAATTCTGTGTAGAATATTTGGAAAACCTGCTTTTTTTGTTGTATCAGTTGAAACAAAGTAATCTGGCTCTCTTTGAAAATATACCCTTAATGATGCAGCCTGTGAGTAATTTGCTTGTGGATACAAGAATAGTGAGTTTGCTATTTTATCATAATAGAGAGGTATCCCAGTACCATTCATAAACTCATCCCTTGCTTGAGTTGTATCTACTAAATCAAAAGGTTTAAGTTTAGTCCAGTTTCCATTACTATCTTTTAGTTCGACTCTTGTAATCTTTATATGATCTACTGAAAGTACATAGTCTTTTTGGTTTAATACAATATCAGTGGTTGCAATAGGGTAATCTGTATAGTTAGTATCATCAAACTGCCATCTGTCATCTGATTCTAGAATTTTAGTAACTACTGAATCTAGAGCACGGTTTGTTAGTGAAGTAAATGTTGCAAGTAAATTTGCATCATTAGAAATCTGCCCATAATTAGATGCAAAAAGCCAGAACTCACAGTCCTGTATGATTCCGTTTTTTGTAGATGTGTTAGAAAATTCCATAGTTTAATTAAAAAAACGGGGAAATGCGTGAGCAAATCCCCGTTTCTCGGTTGATTACATATCTATTTTACCACAAAAAGTATATGTTATGCAACTATTTATTCATTATAAGGCGAAGTAATCTTATTCTTATCTGCGTACGCTTTCTTAAACTCTTCAAGCACATTGATAATCTTTACAACAACCTTTGATTCGTCTTCTTTATCAAGCTCTACAGTAGCAATTTCTTCGTATTCTTCTAGCTTACCGTCAAAAGATTCTACGATGATAGGCTTCATAGCGTCAATGATAACTTGTCGTTCTACTTGCCACAAGGTGTCTTTGTAGTTAATCTCTGCTTTCTTTTTGATTTCGTCTGGCGTAGCTTTGTGGCCCTGCGCACTAACTTTTGCAATAAATTCTTTAATAGTATCAAAGTAATCTGCTGCTTCTTTTTCGATAGCTTTAAGGTCTGTAAGAAGTTTTACTAATGTTTCGTTACTCATTGTTTCAAATCGTTCTACGTTGAATGTCATAAATTTTTGTATGCCTCTTCCCATAAATAGGATTTAGCTTTAATGTTATAAGTTCTTTTAATATATTCTCTAGCTTTTTTACTCATCTTTTCTCTAAGGCTTTTGTCGCCTATCAATTTATCAATAAAATACCTCCATTCACTATCATTAGAGCATAATACTACATGATCTGCGTCTTCCTTATTCACCTCGTATGGTGACTTCTTATCTGGGAATGATGAGCATATACATGTTATTCCCAAAGCTCCTGCCTCTAAGAATTTAAGGTTACTTTTACACCGATTGAAGTAGTTATCTGCTCGTGGAATAAGTAGTATATCTAGCTTTAATTCATTGAGCTTTTCCATATATTCAGTGATATGGACTACTGGGTGCCATTCGCAATTAAGTGAATTAACCCAGTCGATATTATCTTTGTACATTACTTCTCGTTGCATTTTGTAACTCTCGTCATCTGGTGGTAGTCCAAACATAACAAGTTTAACGTCATCACGTTTAGCTAATTCCTCTACTACAGGCTTAATTACCTTGTAGTCTTCTGAGTATAGCACTGAACCTTGCATGCCTATTCTTACTAATCCAGTATCGTTTTTAATAGGTTCTGGTAGTGAGTCAAAGTCTATGCAGTTAGGTAGCACCACGGTCTTTTCTGGTGGATATTCTTGAGCTAAGAAGTCGGTTGATACTGTAATCAAGTCTGCAAGTTCTGCAAAGCGTTTAAGGTTTGAGTCTATGGTCTTGATATGCTCTTTAATCTTAGATTCTGTAGCAAATCCTGCCATACCTATAGGTGTTCCACTGTCTGGAATATATGTATCATCGTTGTCATAAACAATCTTTTTACCCATTTTCTTTAACACTCTTGCAAGATCATAGTAAGCATCAGTCATTGGTCTTTGAAAGACTATAACATCAGCGTCTTGAACTCCTTTTAAGAACTCTGGTTGTGAATGTGCAACTGATTCTTTACCTTTCCATTGTCCGTCCCAGTTGTTAGCAAGCATTGGTAGTACGCACCGTACCATAAAGCATCCGTCATATCCGCTTGATACAAAGTAAACTTTCATACTATCTTCGTAATCCTAGTCTTCGAGCACGTTCTTCTTGTTTCTTTTTCATTTCATCGTTTCTGTCGAGTGATGTGGTTTGCGAAACAATCATACCGTTACTATCTATAACTGTAGATTTTTTAATTAAGTTTTTTGCTACATAAACTTTTCCCATAGTTGTATATGTTAGTTAATAATCACCTCCTGAATGTAACCCCCAATCCATTCAAGAAGAAAGGGGGTTAGACGATTATGCTTTTGTCAAAATCTTAACTCCAGCGTTGTCTCGGTTTTCAATTACACCGTAGCAGATGTCTGCTGTTGTAACTGTTGAGAGGTAGTCAGGAATGTAAGATGATTGAACACGCACATTGTAAGCTCCAACCATTCCCTTTCCGTAAGTCATTACAGGAAGTGAAAGTGAAGCCCAGTGAATTGCATCTTTGTGGATAAGAACATTGTAGAATCCAGTTGCTCCTGAAACGTTAGGAATAAGGTTTGAAGTAAACACAGGGATTCCATAAAGGAAAGCTGCTGGATACTTAGCTGTTGGGTCGTTCACAGGTGAGTTAATCGCCAATGAGAACTTATCAAGAGCTTGTACTTGATTCCAGAACACGTTAGGGTGCATAAAGAATGCTAATTCTTCTCGTGGAACACAGTTTGTTTCAAGAGTTGCGATAGCTGAACGAATATCAGAGTCTGCAATGTTGGTTGTTGATGAACCAACTGATTGAGAGAATGATGAGAACAATGCTGCAATTGCTGCTTCAAGTGTTCGTCCAAGTGTGTAACCTGCGTTCTTAGCGTATCGTTCTTGGATGTTGTATGATTGCTTAACTTGTGCCGCTTCACGGTCTTCGATAGCAAATGAAACTTCTTCCCATGTAGAAACTGTAAGGTCTTGTGATGTTTCTGTTGGTGAGTTCAATGTTACTGCAGCACCGTTAGTTTTGGTGTTAGCACTCATCTGTGTAAGATTAGGTGTGTGAAGAACATCTCCTCCGCCTACCAATTCGTCTGAACGGTTTACGAAGAAGTCTGCCATAACGAGCTGACATTTGAAGAAATCGTTAATACGATTACCCCAGATTTCAGGAATCATTACAGCTAAATCTGATGATGTGAATGTATCTGTCTTTATTGTTACAACTTGCCGTAATCAAATTTTCTATGGCAACTACAGCACATTCTTATCCATTCGCTGTAATTTTTTTCGTTGTATGTATGACCAACGTTTGCCCAGTTAATTTGCTTTGGTTCAAAACCATCTTTACCACAAATCCAACATTCATCTGGTTTACCTAGTAACTTTCCAATTCTTTTATGAACTGCTCCATAAGAATTAGATTGTGCTAGTCCTTTATTCCAAGGAGTAAATCCTTTTTTAAATGCTGACTTTGGTACTATTCCTTGCTCTTTTTTCTTTTTGCTAATTTTTAATTTAGATTCTTCGGAATGTTTTTTACCTTTCCTTGGAGACCAACCATTAGCATATCTTTCCTTAATGATTTCTGACATTGTCTTTTTCATATAAGGTAATTGTATCAGAGCAGATAGTTTAAGCAAGAGGTGTAGTCATTTCTGCTACACTCTGTGACTTCTTTTGTTATATCACAGAACGGACTATCGCATAGGATTTCTCCTCCAAATCGTTTAGTCTCTCACGGTGCTTTCGCTTCCGCCTTGTTGCCTACTGCTAGGGTTTCAAGTCAATTAGATTCGGTTTTAATTCCCCAAGATGTGTTATAGGGAATGCCATAAATAGGTTTACTCAACCCCGTTTCGTTCTTTCCAGTACTTCTTATGGTCTTCTGCTGTCATACCAGTAACTACTACTGGTGTTTTTGCTGTAGACCCTTTTGAAGCTCCTAGAGAGGCTTTCTTAGCTCGCTTGTCGGCTTTTACTTTATCAATGTAAGCTTCGAACAATGGATGTTCTTTAGCTTCTTTGAGAGAAAGACCTGTACCTTTTGCAACTGCGTGTAATTGGTCAATGTCATCCTCGGTATAGCCTTGAGCTGCCAAGAAAATCTCCTCACGAGACGGAACTTGAGTATTAAAATTGTTATTGTTAATTGGTGCAGTTTCCTGCTTCTGACCTTTAAGAGCTTCGTAAGCTAATGCTTTACGTTTCATCTTGTTAAGTTCAGATTTTGAAATAGATACTGTATCGTCTTCAGGTTGTGAATCCAGTTCATTATCTAGTTCTTCGGTAGTGTCTAATTCTTCCTCTACAATCACTTCCTCTTGTAGTCCTTGATTTTTTTCGTCCATAAATCATAAGTGGGGTTAAACGTTTTGTGTGAGGACGATACTCGTTATTAATCTTTTTTGGGCGGAAAGATAACCGATTCACTATTCCATCTCGTTTACATGCTCTGATTCAATAGGTCGTGTGTATTCTGCAATAAGCGTATTGAAAGCTTTATCAATAATTGCTTTACATTCTGCTAGTGCTTTTACATCATTACCTGAAAGAGCTTGGCTCACGATTTGCTGTTTAATATAAGCTGTTAGGTAATCCTTTACTTCGTCCCGCATTTGACCATTCAATGTAAATTCTTGTAGATATTCCATACTATTGTTGCATTTGCTGTGAAGCTGTTACTGCTTGTTCTTCCGATCCACTTCCTACTGGACTTGGAATACTAGTTTGTGCCATTTCTTGTTGAACCATTGGTTGTCCCTCTCCTAATCCAAGTGAAGTTGGTGATAGACCTGAACCTGATAGCTCAAGAATTTCTCCAAAGATTTGAGACATCTTAGGGTCTGTAAGAACTTGTGGAGCTTTAGCAACTGTAAGCAGAATGTTATTAAGTGATTCTAGAACTACTGCTTTGTTTTTTTGTTCACCTGTTGTCATTACTGTTACCTTACCTTTAAATCCTTGGTATGCACCTTTAGGTACATCAAGGAAACGGTGTTGCTTTGTAGTCTTTAGTGAATCCTTAATACCTGCAACTACCTGTGCATATTCTTCGGCGTATATAGGTTTACCAGAAAGAATAAGTTTCATTACCTTTTCATTAGCAACATAGTTAGAATAAGAATCATCGATCGCTTTGAGTTCTTCTGTTGAGAACTCAGCACGCAAAATATGTCCCTTGTTTAGTTTCTTAATCAAGTAAGGCAATACCCATTCGTTGAAGACTTCTGTAAGGAATATTCCCATTTCTTCACGGCGATAATCGAACATTGATGTAGCTTCTTGGTTAAGAATAGCTGTAGTTCGATAAGGAGTATTCGAAGGCATTGTCTCACCTGTGATAGCGCCAAAGGTTGATGATACTCGTTCATATTGTGAGTTCCATGCTTCAACATTCCGTGAAAATTCAGGAAGTGCATTAGTTATCGTGTTAGCAATGTTAAAATCAGTTCCAGGAGATAGCTTTATTACTACTCCGTTCTCCATTTCTGTAAGTACATTATTTTGAACTTCTGAGTCAGTTGTTTTAAAGATAACTTTAGAACCAAGTTCCATTGCTTCCTTTTCTCGAACTACTGAATCGTTAGTCCACATCTGCGCTTCAAATCCGTCTTCTACTATTCCTCGCCCAAGACCTCGTCCTGGTACGTTTTCCCAAGGGATATACATGTAATTCTCATCTTCTAGGAACTCATGGTAAAGAATCTTGTGCTTTGTCTTTCCGTTCTTTAAGATATAGAACTTCTGGTATTTGTATACGTTTTCGTCTCCACCATCTGGTGAGTATGATTCAGGAAATTCTCCTGTAATTTCGTATACACAAGCTTTCTGGTCTGTAGATTTGCGTGCAATATCCATTGCTTCTTCTACATTGTCCCATACGTCAATCATTTCTGATAGTTCACCTGCGTTCATGTAATGTTTTTCAATTACTAATTCATCAGGGTATACAGGATCTGTAATTACGTTTCTCCAGTCTACTACTTCGATGTTTAGTTCATCATCTTCCATGCACTTCTTAATCAAGAGTCCTCCATACTTAGCACGAGTGAATCCCATTTCGTTAATAGTCTTTGCAAAGTTAGTATCTTTCATCCAGTTGTACACTTCTTTTTGAAGAATAAACGATATAGGAAAGAACTTAGGTGAGTCTGCAATGATTTGAATATCTTTAGTATCAATGTCTGTTGCACGAGTAGCAATGTTTACTCGGTAGTTTGTAATGTTATAGAAAGGTTTAAGGCGACCTCGTGAGTCTCGGTTATTTAGTCCAGTCAAATAACGTGAACTGGTGTAAAACTCAATTCTTCGCAATGTTTGGTACTGATTAAATTCCAAGCCGTCTGTAACTTGGATTGTAGATTTCTCCCAATTATTGATTCGATTTTGTAATTCTTTGATTATGTCCATAAAAAATAGGGAAATAGCTTTTAGGCTATCTCCCCGTTTCTCGGTTGAGATTATTCTAACATTTTTGATTGAGTAACTACCACCTTATACTTGTCATTGCCTTTATCCCGATTTGGTGATACTTCTATTTTACCATAAGGAGGCAAGCTACGCAATAATTTAATTATCTCTTGTTCGTTGTTTGTGAGTTGCATATTAGATATTTTCTGCAATAGCGAGTCTATTTCTTGCTATAGCATTTATAATACTCTTTCTTGGATCTGGCTCTCGTATTGCTACAAGTGAACCTAAACCATATCGTATTGCATCCATTGCGTGATCTAGTCCTCCATCTGGAACGTTGATAATTTTACCTGTGTTCTTATCTGTTTTCCATAAATAGTTTCTATACTCCTTGATTATGTTTACAGAGTTCTTTGTAACAGATATTTGTTGGTCTTGAACGTATGCAATCCCTTGTGTTATTGAGCCTGCCCCCTTTACTGCTGGTAATACATTGATTCCATAAATCTTTATCTCATCAATACTTTTAGGCTCTGCACTATCTGCAATAGTTAATGCTTTGTCTATTGAGCTTAATGTATCTGCAATCTGTTTGTTACTCATTCCTTTTTGGTATGCAATTTCGTCTAGCACATAACCTCCGTTGTATTTGTAGATAGCTACAATAGCTGTAGGGTCATTACTATAACCGAAGTCTATACCATAGCGCTCAAGTCGTGCTTCATGTGGTACTGAGTCAATGATCTGCCATGACTTGTAAATCTTACCGTCTACTTCTCCTAGTTGTCCCTCTCCGTATACTTTCCACCAACCTACTCTGTTTCTACGCTGTTCGATTGAATTTACAATCTCATTAGGTAGTGCCTCGTTATCCTTGTAAGTAACAATAATAAGTTCTACGTCGTCTCGTTTACCTTGCACCTCTGTATAAAACCAAAATTCATTTGTCGGGTTCCAGTCTAAGTATACGAACTCTTTAGTACGCACCTCGAGCTGCTCAAAGGCATCAAAAGGGATGTTGTTAGCCTCGTTTACAAATAGTCTGTCACGTCTTGCACCTCGTAGCTTATCTCCATTATCGGTAGAGAAGAACTCTATCTGTGATCCTGTTTCAAAGGTGTAGATACTATCTGTAGCGTTCCAGCATGAATCTTTCCAGTACTTGTGAGCTATCATTATGTTCTTAAAGTCACGCATTGCACCACGTTTAAGGTGTGGGATTGATTCAGAGACTACTGAAGTCAATTTCTTCTCCGTGTCCGTCTGTGCTAAGTGAATCAACCAAAGGAGTATCGAGATTGTCTTCGATGCTGATGTTCCCCCCTGTACTGCTCGTATCTTCTTGAGCATTTTCGATATTTTCTTTAGGCTTGTCGTTATTGAATACATAATTTAGTATTGGCGTAGGTAGTTCTTTACCGTCTGCACCTGTAAGTTCACTCTTTTGGACAGGTCTACCATGAACCCTGTCCATTATATCCCTATAAAAACTGTAATCTCCATCTTTTGCCCTTTTATATCCAACCATTAAAAGTTGTTCCTCTACTTCTTCTGGAGTCAGATTATTATTAGAAGCAATCTTATCAATCATTTTATAAAACTTAGTCTTAAAGTCTAAAGAACCCTGTGGTCTTCCACCTCCTGGGTTTCCTTTTACGAACTTTCCAGTTACTGGGTCAGTCCACGTTTTATTTACGATTTTTTCGTTTTGTTCCATAAGATTCTTTCTCCATTTTTAATTATGTTTTCGTTACCTGTGTAGTCTACATATCTTTGAACTATTACGTCTATGTATTTAGGATCTAGTTCCATTCCGTAGCATATACGACCTGTTTTCTGTGCTGCTATGAGGGCTGTCCCACTGCCAAGAAAGTTATCTAGAATAATATCTTCCCCTTTAGTGTTGTTTGTTATCTGGTAAGCAAATAACTCCACTGGTTTCATTGTTGGGTGCTCTGCGTTTCTACTAGGTCGGTCAAAGTTCAAAACTGTGGTCTGCGTTCTGTCACTATTCCAAAGGTGACTTGCACCATCCTTCCATCCATAAAGACACGGCTCGTGCTTCCAGTGATAATCTTGTCTACCCATAACCATAGATTGCTTGTTCCAAATAAGACACTGGCGTACTTTCCAACCAATATCGTGGCACCCCCCCCTGAAATTAAAACCTTCCGAATCAGCGTGCCAGATATAAAATACTGCTCCTGGTTTCATTACGGAGTCGGCTGCTGTAAATGCATCAGTTAAGAATTGCCTGAACTTATCATCCGACATAGAGTCGTTCTCTATTTTTAGAGCATCTTTCGTTTTACCTTCATAAGCCACATTGTAGGGTGGATCAGTAAGGTACAAGTCCACTTTAATACCCCCTGTGAGGGCTAAAACTGCCTCTTCCTGCGTACTATCCCCACAAAGTACTCTATGCCCCCCCAACTCGTATAAATCCCCTAGTTTACTCTTAGGTTCTTCAGGTGTCTCTGGTACTTCGTCATCCTTTTCCTCTGCTTCAATAATCAAATCCCTATCAAACCCTGTAAGGTCAATCATTAGTTCTGGTAGTTCTTTTAATTCTTCTATTACAAGTTCCATGTCCCAGTCGCTTTCGTTGAGTTTGTTATCAGCTAGTCTGTATGCTTTTGCTTGTTCTTCTGTAAGGTCTACTACCTTTACATTTTCTAGTATTTTATCTTCTGTCCAACCAAGATGTTTTAATGCTTCGTATCTTCCATGTCCTACTATGATGAATCCTTCTTTATCTACTATGATAGGTTGGTTCATTCCAAATTCTTTAATAGAGTTAGCAACTTGCTCTATTTGCTTTTTTGGATGTTTTTTTGCGTTCTTTTCGTATGGCTTGATATTCATATATGAATATATAATAACACAAAAACTCGCTGTTAGGCAAGTTTCTTTAACTCAATTATCGCTTAAATGCTTTTGGTAATGGTGAGTATTCTCCCTTAAAGACTTTATCATAACGCCCACCTGTAGCGGTGTTAATCATTTTCTTTGTGGCTTTAGCTGCTTTTGTTCCTTGTTTCATACTACTATTTTACCATATTTTTAACCACGATTGCAATAGCTCCCATGATTGCAAATGCTTGTAATATGTCTTGAGTTAGTATCAGTGCTATCCAGTAAGATATACAAATAGGGCAGTATAATAGTTCACCTAAAATCCAGTGTTTACTTGCTATCCATGCTCGTGGTTTTTCTAGTAGCACGCTTTCTGTGAATAAGTAAGCTATACCGTAAGTTGTGAGTAGGTTAGTCAGTAATTCCATATTCTTTCTTTAATTCTTTGATAAACATTTGTATCTTTATCTTACCATTACCACAACCATATGTTTCACGCTGTAATTGGTCTAGTTTTTCTAGGATTTTACTGATTGGTACGGCTCTTTCGTTGTAGCAGTATTCATTCATAATTTTACAATTTTAAAACGTTTTGTTCCTACCAAATTAAATGATATTCCTTCTAATTTACCATTCAATGCAACGTATCTAAAGGATGGTGCAATGTATGTAACCTTTCCAAAAATTCTATATGAATGTTCATTAGCGGTATCTAGTGTATCTCCCTCATGTATTTCATTTCCGTCCATATCTTTAAGACCTATTGGTACTTTGTTAAAGTCGTTATTCATAGCTTTGAGTGCATGTATTCCACAATTTTCATGTGGTTTTTTATTGCATTAGTTACCATAGAAGTACCGTGTTTTCTGTAAAAGAATAGTGGTTCTTGAATGGTTTTTACTGTGTAACCTGCCTGCGTAGCTCTTAACCAAAAGTCCCAGTCTTCGTATCCTAGTTTCATTTCTTCGTCATAGCCACCGATCTTGTGCCATATTTCTTTCTTAAAGAGTGAGCAACAGTTTATTCGGTTAGCTGTTATGAAGTCATCAAAGGTTGGATTTGGGTGTGGGAACCATATGCGGTTAGTATCTCCAAATTCTTCTTGTCCTGTGGCGATAATGTCTGCGTTTACCTGTAAGCACTTTTCTATAAAATCAGGTGCAATCTTATCGTCTGCGTCTAAAGTTAATATCCAGTCTCCAGTGGCTTCCTTGATGCCTGCGTTTCTTGCACTAGATAAACCACCATTTAGCTTCTCTACGAGGCGTACAGGGTACTTTTTAGCGGTTTCAGAGGCATTATCAGGGCTACCGTCATTAACTACAATTACTTCACAAGGAATAGTTTGAGCTAATGCTGATTCTATAGCTTCTGGTAACCAGTGAGCCTGATTCCAACAAGGAATAATTATTGAGACTTTATTCATAGCCTATTAGTTGTTTATTTGGTCTATGACCACTGTTGTTAAACATGTTAAATCCGAATATAGATTTCTGAGTGTTGTATTCTCTAAGAATGTTTGGGTGTTTTTTAAGTATGTTATCCCATTGTTGTCGTGTTATTTCTACACCCCAAATATCCTTTACCATTTTTACATAATCTACTTTTTGCATACCCATACCGTGCAATCGTTACCGCAATCCCATGCTTTTACTTTTGGAAAGTACTGCTTTAGAATTTCTGTTAATTCATCAAGTGTGTATTCATAAAGGTGGTATGGATTTGTAGTAGGATATTTCTTGTTAGGTGTACTTCCTACAAATACTCCGTCATCTGTTAGTCGTTCAGAAATCTGTTTAAGTAATGGTTCTAGTTGGTCGCGTTCAATATGTTCGATAAACTCTGTTGAGACTACTGTATTTACTTTATCTTCTGGTAGTTCTTGAGGACAAACCCATTCGGTTCGTGTTGTCTTTTCTGTAGGATAAAATATTTCTTCGGTGTATTTATCTAAACATACTACTGATTCTACTTCTTTTCGTTTAGCGTATTCTCGTACAAATAGCCCTGCTCCTGACCCAATATCTAACACATTGCCTGTAATATGAGACATGAGTGAATTGTAATAAGCCCAATCATATTGTCGTTGATTAGGGTTTTCTTTGTGAGTAAATTCTGTTGAACGTTCGTGTGCACACATATATTTATTATGTTTATTTTAACTTATTACCTGTTAATTGTTTATTTCATCATCTCTTAATCGCTTTTCGGAAGCGAGGGTGTGTCCCTGTTAATGCGACCGTTAGGCACAAAGAGTTTCCCCCCCCCCTACGGACTTATGAAACCGTGCAGTAGTAAGAAATTCAATCGGAAATAGAATATAAATCTCATTCTTTGCTTTCTGATAAGTCTCCCATGCTTTCACAAGAAATTCATGCTTGCGAGTAAACGGAGGGTTGATCCAAATTCGTTTGTACTGTGTCCAGTCTTTTGAAAGCCCATCAGTTTCTATCGTATCGTAGTTAGGTACTCCAAATTCCTCAGCCTTTTCTTTTGTAGTTGCTGGGTCGTAATCAAATACTCCAAACCGATCTACAAATACTTTTGGGGTGTAATGCTCATCATTTTTTGATAGTTTTTCTTTTCCCATACTTATATTCAATCAGTTACGCTTTTCGATGGCGGTTGTTAAAATTGACCATACTTATAGTAAAAACTATCCCATTTCAATCCTATAAAAATTCCAATAGGAACCATGATTACTGCTGGATATATATTAATCTGGCGACATATATAGTTTATTACTAGATTAATAATAAATAATGTAAGGATAAGCATCAAAAACTTGTTCATATATGGTATTTATTGATAGCTACTTTTTAAAAGAGACACTACATCTTCTTCGCTTATGTTGTGTCTTAGGTATGTGGTGCTTCCGTCTTCGTTTTCTAATATTACAATTGCAGCCCTTTTACCTTGAAAATCAGATATAGAACTCATGATTTGCTCATAAGGGTATGGTGATGGTTTGTTGTTTTCTTTCATTTATTTTAAAAATCGTTTCTAATAATTTTAGCTATCACTTCTACAGGTAACATTACTGACCATATACCATCTCCTTCCACTTCTCTAAGTGATGCAAGCTTTATCTTGTCTATAATGTATTCTTTTTGTTTTTTAGTTAATGGCTTCATAATCTTCAGTTACGCTAATAAATTAAATAACAATGTCACTACGGCTACTATGACAGCTCCGATTACTACGGTTACGAGCATCTCGAATGCAAACCGCAGGATGGAGTTTTTGCTAAACCACTTTCCTATGTTTTCTGTAAATACCATGAGTTTTCAATTAGTTACGCTTTTCGGAAGCGGGGGTGTTAATTTAATTCTTTAATGTTTTTTAGTGCAAATTCAATAGCTTTTTCTTGACCTTCTATACGAATTCCATATCCACAACCACGGCCTGCTGGTTCTTCAATATGGGTACAAATAATTTCAAATATATTTTCCATAAAGTCCTCAATCTTTTCCTCTTTTTCTATGGTATTTGAATACTCAGTGAGTGCCTCGTCATAAAACTCCCAATTATCCACTCCACCTCTTTCAAGAGCGTCTAACTTTGCCAATCGTCTTAATTGTTCTTTTGTTATATTCATATAATTTGTTTGTTACTTGTTAATGTGTTTATCGAGGATTGATAGTGCATCTTGTAAGCCTGATTGATAATGAATTCTTTGAAATGGTACATATTTTTCAGATTCTTTATGCTTCTTTTCTATCTCTCTCTTTATCATCTCCAATTCTTCTTTATGCTCTTGGTCTTTTTTGGTGAGTAGGTTTGAAATGAACTGCTTAACTTCTTGTCGTGTAGCCATAAATCGTACACTTCCTTCTCCTATTGATCTAAATTCTTCTTCCCAATTATTGTTTGTCATTTGTTTGTTAAATTCTACTAATAAAATAAATTACTGCTAGTACTAGGAATACTGGTACTGCGTATTTCCAAAAGTTGTTTTCTGATTCTTCTGGCTCTGCTACGGCCCATTCTTTACATGCTTTGCACATAATAATTTCTCCTTTTTCTGCGTGAGTTTCTACTCCGCAACAGTTTGAATAGTTCATATTTTTAGATAGGAGGGTGTTAGATTTCCTATATTTATAGCATATCATGATACATAGTAAATACAACTGCAATACTATTTATTTGTGGATAACTTTTCTAGTCCTTGTATCACTAATGGTGAGGTTATTTTCTGGTTTAGTCTGTCTTCTAGTTCTTGGCGTTGTCCTTTCTTAAAATAGATTTGGAATACTTCACCGTATCGTTTGCGTTTCTTTTTTGGTTTATTCATAGTATTCAGTGAGTATTGCTTTACCGTTAATAATTTCTACTTTTGTTTTTAGCTTTGGTACATGATCATAAGAGTACATAGCTAGTCCTTTTGCGTGCTTACCGTCATAGTAATCCACGTTGATTATATTTTCTTCTGCAAGTTCTCGTAAGTCACGACCCACAGTCTCGGCACTCCAATCCTCTGCAACTGCGTATAGGTGTACTTTCTTATGCCACTGCTTTGGATTTTCTTTTAGGTGGTTTAATAAAACTTCTTTACATGTCATGTTGTTGGTTTCCAGTATCCAAAACTGAACTTATGTACTACACACCAATAAATCGCCTTTCTAAGTATTACTACTTAGTCTTTGCGGTATCACCAGTTATTGTAATTCCTATCAGTTCAGATTCGGACACTGGATTGTGTCCTATCTATCTAAGCTGTTAATATACTCGTCTGTGTTCTCTTTGGCTGGAAATGGTATAAAAATTCCTGTTGTCTCCGATACTGATTTAATTAAATCTTCCCATACGCTGTCTATTTGATTTGACTGTAGCTCTGTAGTTGATTTAATACCGTACTTACTTTCTGCTATTGACCTGAAAATATCTTTTATGCTTTCCATGCTCGGTCTTACTTCTAAGTTTTTGATTAACTTGTTAAGTGATATTCCGTTTTCTATCAATACATTCGCCACGTCAGAACAACCCTTATGAATACTTTTGTTCTGTTGGATAGTTCTTTGTTTCATAAACTAATAGCCGTAGCCGTCGCCGTTGCCGTAGCCGTTGCCGTCGCCGTTGCCGTAGCCGTCGCCGTAGCCGTAGCCGTCGCCGTTGCCGTAGCCGTTGCCGTAGCCGTCGCCGTTGCCGTAGCCGTTGCCGTCGCCGTTGCCGTCGCCGTAGCCGTAGCCGTAGCCGTAGCCGTCGCCGTAGCCGTCGCCGTGTTGCAATCCTAGTGTTTGCGTTTCTTCGACCTGAAATGTAGTTTGCATAATTTTATTGCCAATTAGATTCGTTTACATCCATTCGTGCTACCATTGTCATTTTATGGAAATGAACATTTGGACATTTATCCAATACCGTATCGTTTAATTTTCCTTTTTCTGCAAGTTCACCAAGTCCTTGTGTCGTTCCCCATTTTCTGATTACAAAAGCATCTGTTAATGTGCAATCATCTCCTTTCTCATAGTAATTACCAACCACTACCCAACCTCTGTTTAATACAACAATCTGTTTTGTACTAGGTTTGATATTCTTTTTTGATAATTCTTTCTTTACATCTGACTCTGCAATAAATACTTCATTGTTAATTGTGATTTTTTTCATATTTTATATATTAAATACTAATAACTTTCTTCTTCGGTTACATTACTTTGCTTTTCCTTGTCAACAAATGGGAAAATGTTAGCTTCTAGTCCAATGGCTGGAATTTCAATAATTCGTGATACTGTTCCATCGTCTTTGTGAAACTCTGTAATTGTTCCAATATTATTCCATTGTGTTTTTTCGTTACCGTCTTTATCTTGATATTTCTTAGGCTTTGATACGTTGAATTTTAATACTTTCATAATTTTTTAGTTAATTGTTAATCGACTGTTGGATCGAATGTTAATATTTTATCTTGTAATATAAATGATAAATCAATCTTTTGTGATTCGTCTAGTGTTTTAGACTTATCAATTTTTTTATCAATTTCTTGGCACTCCTCAATAGATTTGGCATTAGCAATGTCTTTCTTTACTAACTCAAATACTTCTTCTTTTGTTTTTGCTTTTGGTGGTACTGGTAGATCATCAGAATGCGTTTTATCAGTATCAATATCATCACCTTTAATGATTAGGAATGTGTCCAGGATTGCGTTTTTAAGAGCATATGTAGTAGCTTTACCAGCTCCTTTATCTTGGCTATCTACACCATGACCATATCCTGCAATTTCAATACTTTCACCACTTTCATGTAATAAAAGATATTTAGTATGCGCCTCTGTAAACACAGATTGTTTTGTTTTCATTGCACCGCCATTGTAACTATCTGCTTCTTCCCAACGGTCAATTTTAACATTAGCATTTACACTGATTGGAATAATACATAGTCCATTATCAGTCATTGCTTTTTTAACTTCGTTACGAACCATTGAATCAGAAATAGCTCTATATGATGATTTACCAGTACCTACACTCATTCCCTTTTCAATGTTCTTTACTTCTTTCATTACTGAAATTATTGCTTTAGATATTTCCTCCATGTAGTTTAATTAGCTTATCGTATAATTGTTGTGCGATTGTCTTCGCATATTGCGAGTAATTATTACCCTCACGAACGTCTTTTGTTACGTCTAGGATAAATTCAATTTGCTGTGGATTGAGTTCTACTTGCATATTATTTTAATCGTTATATGAATAATAATTATCTCCTTCTGGTAATTTTGACTTATGTACTGTTGGCCTATCAATAAATTTGCATTTTCCTTTACTATCATAAATATATCCTAAGCAATATCCATCATTTATGATCTTTTTATATTCTGAAAAACTGTTAAAAGCAAGCGCTGTAAATTGTTTTCCATTTTCATTTTCACAATGTACTCTTTTATAATCATTTCCATTTTTATCTTGAAACGTATCTACTTTTAGTATTTTCCATCCTACTGGATATACGACTGGTTTATTATCTGATACTGGATAAGTAGGAAATACTCCATGTTTCTCTTTGTATTGATATGCCATTTCTTCTTCGTACATAATGTTAGTTATGAGAGGTGTTAGCTTTCTCATATAGTGAGTATATCATGATATACAAATATTGCAAAATAGTTATCCACAGTTTCATCTTAGTGAATCAATTTCTTCTTTTAATTCACTTATATATTCTTCTAGTCTATCGATCTCTTTCTGCTTTTCTTCTGCAATGTCTACACAAGTATCACGCAGGTCACCGTTTACAGAACGACAATCATTTATCCAATCAATAACACTATCTATTTCATATTTTACCTGTTCGTATGTTTCTTCATCGAGTGATAAGTTTTCGAGTATCTTTATTGCTTTATCAAACATGGGACAAGTTGTAGGTATATCTCTTAGTCTTTTACTCATAATTTTTCTCCTTAAATCCACCAAAGAAACGCTTGCCAAAACTTCCGTTCCTTTTCTTGTAGTCTCGACATTCTGATAAAAATTCATATAGCTCTTGGTTTGATTTTAGTATACCAAGTTTTACTGCAATGTGCTTATCTGTAAGTGGTTTCATTTTACTGATGGCACGTTCCTTGTTTATTTCGTCTATAAACTCTTTTACGATACTTGCTCTTTCACCTCCACCGCCTCTTTTCTTCTTTTCTACTTTAGGTTTCTCATACTTTACTATACCTAATGCACCTATTCTAAGTAAAGGTTTAATCTCTTCAAATTCTTCAAATAAAGCGTTTTGGTTTTCCATATTATTTTCTGTACCAATGAATTCTTGAATCTGTAATGTGTACTATATCTCTATCAAACCATTCATCTTCCCAATCAGTATCCTCTTTTTTAGCACCATAAATTTCATATGGTTTTCCATCTTCAGTTTTTAATATAATTTCTCCGTCTCCACAGTAACTTTCAATGATACTTGGAACACCTGCATGATAAACCTTTCGACCAATTATTTCTTTTCTCCAATTTCTCATAAAATCAATTCCAAATAATTCAAAGTGACATTTTAATTCGTATAAATGTTTACTCAATAAGGTAATAGCCATATTTTCTGTTCTACAAAATTCATTAAGTACACATTCACCATCCATATAAATTTTTACACTTCCCCCTTTTCTGTATTCATTTCCTGATAATTCGCTCGACTTCAAATACGTTTTAGGGACATACTCCAATTTCCATTCAACAAAATGATCATCAAAATCAATCCCGTTCATCTGGTGTCGTCTTGCTTCGCTATTATATTTTGGTAGTTCTTTTTCCATATTAAAAAGGTCGTGAGATTATTCTAGTAGTTATATTCCATGCAAGCATTTCTAATGTGTCTTTTTTAATTTTTAAATCGTTTTCTTGATTATCAAATAATAAACTTTCAAGAACTTCTTTTTTCATATAATCAAATCTTTTTTTATTTATAAAATCTAATTTACCATTTATATTTGGATACTTCATATTTTTACTTTGTAATTATATAAGATTGCTTATAATCATTATGGTGATAACGTAACCAGAATTTAATCATTCCATCATTGTCTGCCATAATTTTTTGGATAACTTTATTTTCACAAATATCATTCATTGCATTAATTGCATCTTTTCTAGCTTGTTTTAAATTTTCTGCAAATTCATCATCTTCTTCAATCCATCTATAAATCGTTTGTCGAGATAAATCTAATTTATCGCAAACTGCCTTTATTGTTAATTCATTTTGAATTTCTTTAATAACATCTTCTTTTTGATATGTTTTCATATTATTTATTTACTAATTCTAATAAAAACTTATTCCATGATACATTGCCACGTTTCTTTTGTAACTTTTCCCATGTTTCATTATGTACTCTAACAGTTTTTACACTGTAACTTTGTTTTTCTTTTTGTTCTTTCATGTATTACTATATTGTATTACTAAACACCAACCGCACAGAACATTTCAATCTCAATGGTAAAGTTATAATATCTATTACCTTGATGTGACTTTTATGACTTGTTAGGGTCTTGCTGGTCTATATTCTATTAGTAGTTGTAAAGATAACTTTACCACGTCGATCGTTAATGACTGTTACACTTGCCCTATACCTTTTTGTGTCCGTATAGTCTCCTGTGTGGAGTTGGTTAGACATTACTGAAATGAGTTTAAATAAAAAACTCCTTTCAGCGGTACCCGAAGCGTTAGCTTCAGAAACCTCTGAGAAGAGTGTTTTTGAAGTTCCATTGAGTAGCGCTGGTTAGATACTCTCTAACAAATTAAATATATAACAAACAAAAAAATAATGCAAGAATAAAACTGTGGATAACTTTTTGTAAGCAAAAAAGCACGTCTGCTTCTTTTTTAATAAAATAAAAAAACCCGTGAGAGTTTTCCTATGCCTACCTTTTAGAGAGGTTTTAGGTCTCATAGCTAATCAATGGCGGTAGGCGGTGTTACTTTACACTATTTTCTTATTTTCTGCAATACGTTTGTTGATTATTTCAATGTATTCATATTCTTTTTCCATTAGTATATAATTACGATTTGTGTTTATACATGCTATTGCTGTAGTTCCTGAACCTGCACAGTTATCTAGTACTAGGTCATCTTCGTTGGTATATGTCTTGATGAGATATTCAAATAGAGCTACTGGCTTTTGGGTGGGGTGGAGTCCTCGTTGCATAGATATTTCTAGTATGTTTGAGCTGTAAATTAAATCATCACTTCCGCTTAATACCATATCGCCATATTTTTCAGTATCTATTTTAGTAGCGTCTTTGTAATTTCGTGGTTTATTGTTTCTTTTGTTTTCTTCTTTTCTTAAAACTTTTGTAGGGTTAAAAGTAGGTTGATGATTATAAAATACAAGTATATTTTCGTGGTATTTTGGCGGTTGCTTTTTACATAGTAAAGGATTGGTTGGTCTTTCTTTTTTCCAAATCCATTCATACTTAAACATATCAGGATTACTCATCACCAAAGCACTTGTGAAAGGTTGTGAAGCTGTCAAAACTATTGCTCCGTTGTTTTTAATTATTCTTTTATACTGCTCCCATAGTGGTTCAAAAGGAATTATAGTGTCCCACTTACAGGCAGTAGTTCCGTATAGTCAAGGAAGGTCTGCCAAAATCATATCCACTGACTTGTCAGCGATATTTTTCATCAGCTCAAGGCAATCCCCTTGATTAACCGAATTTAATTTTAGCAAACCTTCTTTTGTTTCGTTTATCATAAATAATACTTTATATTTTTTTTAATCTTATCCCACTCGACCTGTGAAATATCTACCTTTGCCCTATTTTCAAGCCAAGAAACGAATTGCAAATTGTCCAATAAAAGCGTTCCCCCTTTTGCTTTTGCCTGTATATGGTCTAGCGATGGCTTTATCCATTTGTCTTTTGTTTTAATCCATTCGGAAAATAACTGATTGAACTTTTTATCTTTGTAAAACTTCTCAATAAACTGCTTGTATATTTCCGTATCAAACCCCCTATAATCTCTTTCCCGTGCTATGGAGTGATTAAGATATTTTAGTTTCTCTATATCTTCAAACTGTTTTAGCCAATCAAGAGAAACATCATATTTCAGATGAGCTTTCATATTCTTGTATAAAAGCTCCTTTGAAACTTTTATACCTTTGTTATATGGTATCCAGCCATTTTCTTTTAATCTCTTTCGGCTATCGCTTATCTTTTTTCGATGTGCTTTTGTAAATAATCTTTTCATATCGTAAGTATAGCATACTACTATCTGTTATGCAAGTGGTAAATCACAAAGTATCATGTCGATACTCTTGTCTGGTATTTTTTTCATCAATTCGAGACAGTCTCCTTGAAGTACTTTATTCATATAATTACTTTACACTAAGATAACATTTTTGACAAATTTTTCCATTATAAATTTGTGGAACATTCTTACCGCAATTTTTACAACTATAGAGATGTTTGTTCTTCTTCAATTTTTCTAATGACTTTTTCATAATAATCAGGTTTTAATATTGTTTCTGTTTTAAATATATCTATTAAATGTCTTGCGATCTCTACAAGTTTAATATTATCAAGTTTTCCTCCATGTAGTTTACTATTATTATCTTCTATATTTTTTAGGTGATTTTCTCCATGTCTCTTTTTTAGAGTTTCACCAAATGTATGTCCTACATTACCATCTGATAACCTATTACAGTTTTTGCATTGGTATGATAAATTTATTCTATTGAATTTAAAATAGTTATTACATACTGCCCATGCTTTATAATGACCACAATCTCCATCTTCCCAATTTAATATTATATTATTACATGAAGCACAAACTCCATACTGCTCAAAATCATAGATACGAACAAAGTCAGAAGTTAGTTTCCATAGTCTTTTTTGTACTGGATTACTTCCATGACTCCCTGTTGGTATAGACATGAACCAAGCAGGAGGTTTCCAGTGAACCTTCACTTTTTTATACACGTTGTGGCTTAAAATTCGCATCTTTTTAGACGACTTAGGTGCATTGTTGATACTTTTCCTTATTTGCTCTTTTTTCTTCAAAATAGAGGATTTTATGAGGTCATCGTAACTCTTCTTTTTGAAAGCAGTTCTTTTCATATTTTTATTATATAATTATATTTAAGATTACACAAGTGTTGCCTATCATGGACTCGAACCACGATAATCAGTACCAAAAACTGATGTCCTGCCATTAGACGATAAGACATTTATTTTTCCTTGTTCTAAAATATTCTTTATTCTTTTTAGAATAATGTCCCCAACCTTCAATAAATACTTTTCTTTTTGCTTTACGTTTATTCATATCTAAGTTGTAATTAAACATCTTTGAGTAACCAGCACAAAGACTTGCGAATGCTGTTAGAGTCGAACTAACCCACCAAGATTTGGAGTCTCGGTCGCCAACCACGGAACATGAGCACTCATATTCACCAACCGTTTTATACCTAGTCTATACATCAATATAAAACTTCAGCCTACTGTGGTGCAACTCATATTTCAGTGAGCGTCAGTAATTCGTCCATAGGCACGCGGTCGAGTTACTCTAGCCTTGTAATGCAGTGTATAGCACCGCTACTAGCATGTTTTTTTAAATTATAACATTATATAAAATGCTTGCAAGTATTATTATATCATGCTATACTGATACTGCACTTATATAGTGACTAACCTCGGAAGCGAGAAATAAACACTATTCATGAATAATCAAAACACCATGGCTCGCGGCACTGGTGTTTTTGTTTACACATGATATAATAAAAGAAAACACTATGGAACCTAAAAGTATCTTTTATTGTCTTTCATGTAAGGATAATAAATATGGTGAAATTCTTTCTAACAACAGTGGCAGTAGAAAAGTAATACTTACTTGGAGATGCTCATGCTGTGCTCATGTAACAGAAGAGATAATCACAAGGAAACAATACATTTCTCGCCAGTAATACGTCACACTAGATCAGAAATGATGCTGTCAATCCGCTTCGGTGTGGAGTGTGACACTAAAATTTAAACACGATGGAGTCATACTTAGCATTTCTCGTTGTACTGTTCGTACTCTTAGGAGCATTACGAAGTACAAAAAAATCACCCAATAACGGGTGACTTTTTTATTATACAGAACACTTAACTGTAAAGTGTTGTTTTAGTTGTCTAGAATAGAACGAGTAATTACCTCCGTTCTGTATACTTCTATATGACGACCATTCTCTCCCTTTCCCATTTGCTATAGCCCATGTGGCAAGTTTTGCTTGGTCATATGGTGAATTTCTATCTAATTTTTCTCCATACTCCTTACTATGACGCTCCCATGTAGGCTTTTGATACTGGAATACTCCAATACTTCTTCCACCATCTGAAATAGTATTTTGTTTACCATTACTTTCACATCGCATTACTGCAAGAGCCAGTTTTGGATCTAAACCATTTTCAATAGCAAAGTAATTTACTATTTCCTTGATAGGTTGCTCTCGTATGTCGAGAGATACTTCTGGCTTTGGAGCTTGTGCTTTTGCATTAGGTATAAATAACAAGAGCCAAATCAGAAATAATATAAAGATTATAAGTTTTGTGTTTCGTTCCATAATACCCTAGTTACGCTCTAGGAACGACATGACTGGAAAAGGTATAATTACCTGATAGTAGTATAGCATTTTTAGCAATAATTTTATAAAAGTTATCCACAGTTACAAAAACACCGCATGAGTTCGGTGTTTTGTCTAGTATACTATTTCTTTTTCTTCTTAGCAACAGGTTTAGATGCTGTAACTACTTCTAGTGTTCCAAGTTCTGTATTAAGGAATTTAGAAACTTCACCTGCGATAAGCCCGAGAGCTATAGTAACATAAGCAGGAAATCCAAACCCTGTAAGGTTTTGAGTTACATAATCTGCGAGGATAACTGCTACCATCATTCCAAGTCGCCAAGCGAATGATTTAAAACGATTTAAAACTTTTTGATTCATATATTTTTTAATTAATTATTTATAATAATGCCAAATTACATTCTGAGCTTTCTTCTTATCGATATCTGCGTGTATGAATGTCTCACCGATACCAAGACGAGTAAAGCCAACAGTAACAAGTGCATTGAGTATCTTGAAACGTGCTTCACTTGTTGTACTTGCAATATCAACTGCAAGACCTGATAAGTGAGCAGAGTCTTCAACTCCTCCTGCGTTTGTATTCTGGTCTTTTGTTCGTTTACCTGATGTTATCTTAAATGGAACACCAGCTATTTCACGGGCTTTGTCTAACATTTTTACAAGATCAGGATTTAATCCAACTACTTCTTTTTCTGAGAAATATTTATACTTAGCTTTTGCTTCTTCGATGACACTATTAGGGATATCAGTGAATACCATTGCATCGTACATAAGTCCCTTAAAGTCTTTTGAACTGAATGTTGATTTTCCTTTATCTCCCCAAGTATCATTCCAAGAGTTAAGGTAGTAGAACTTTGTATAAGTTCCCATATCCTCATATCCGTACAATAAGATATAATGCTGACCATTGGTTGTACCAGGCTTAATTTCCTTCATAGTTATCTCTCCACATCCGATAGTAATTGTTATCACTCCGTTTGCGTAGATAGCTTGTTTGAGAGAAGTATCATCAACTGGTACTGAAACATATCCTGAAGTTTTATATATCTTAGCACTGTCTATGACAGCTTTTGTTTCTGTTACTTTAATGTAGTCTTCATGAGATAAGCTTGTATCATTCTTTACAAGTGTTTCAGAGCAACATCCTTTATTAGTAGATACTGAACCTGCTACACGAGGAAATGTTCCTTGTTGTGCTAACCCATCTATCTTCTTTGCCATTGCATAAATGTATCGTGGAGATAGATAAATATACTTACCTGTTTCTTTAAAGTTTTGATACGCCATCATTGATGCTACTGCATGACCTACACAAGCTCCTATTTGTTTCTGATCTAAAACAGGAAGCATGGAGATATCGGTGATATGTTTAGAAGGTATCACCATCGGTGCCTGTACCATAGCTATGGTAACATCACGGTTGTCTATTGGATTTTTTAAAGCCCCTGTGGGGTAAATAATTTTTTTTGTTTTTTTCATATAATTATGCAAATTTATATTTTTGTGATTAATTATTAAGGGTTATATACCCTATATGAAGCACCTAGTGATGCTCCATAAGGAAATGTAACTATTTTTTATTAGCTTTATTCCATATATCTGTGAGTTGGGATTTGGTTTTGAGAACATCTTTATTCCATACTCCATAATTACTGCCAAATTTTGACTCTGCTGTTATTTGTCCATCATAGCCAAGTTTTTTGAGAGCTTGTTTTACTTCTGGTAATTCTGCATACATAGCCTTTCCATCTTTTAAACCCTGTATAATTGCGGAATTAGAATACACTGCATTAGAACTACCACCTTTAATTTCTGGGACATCAACATAGCTTCCATCTGGTTTTTTTATCTTAATTATCTTACCAGTTTTTTCTCCACTTATAGCTTTCTCTATCTTTTTTATTAAATCAGGGTTAGGTTTTCTCATATCAGCAAGATTGGCGTTTTTGTCTAGTGATATTTCATTCAAAGAGGATTTACTACCACCATAACTCTTAGCATAATCAGCATTATCTGACATATAAAATGTCTTCTGGAAATTTGACTTACCTAGTTTTATTTCTTGTATATCGGCAGTTCCACCGTGAAATAACTTTGGTTGTGCCTTCACAAACTCCTCCGCACTCTTATACTTCTTAGCTTCTTTTAAAGCTGTTGCTATCATACCCTTATCTGTTGATTAGTCATTTGACTTTAAAGGTATTTTAGTAGATGCTTTAGGCATAGATGCCTTTTTTACTAATTTTCCTTTTAATAGTTGCAGTGATGGCTTTTCGGGAATAATACCTCCGACTTGTCCAGTAAATTCCATATTTGCTCCTTTAGGTGCAACTGGAATTATGCTCCCTGAACCTCTACTTGAAACGGTAGAGCCTTTTGGTGCTTCAAGACGAAGTAGTTTTGTTTCACCTAACTTAGGTTTGATTGGAAGTGCCTTTTCAGATTTTGAAAGATACTGAGCTATTTTTGATTGAATACCTGGATCTGAGAAAAATTTCTTAGTTATTAGTCCCCCAACAGATGTAGGATCCCCGCCTGATAACATAATCCAGTCTGTAAGATTCATTCCATCAAGTCCTGATTTTCCAATTAATTGATTTCCTAATTTATCTGAAATAAATCTAGCGAGCTGTGTTTGTTTATTCATTTCACGTATATTTTCAAAACCAAGCATATCGGCTTGTTTTACCTGCCAATCACGTAGTCTATTATCAAGATTAGTAGCAAGCTCAACAGCATCAGCATTATTTAGTTTGTTATATGCAAGTTTAACATTTCTTTCATATAATCTTTTTATTTCGTTTATCTCTGACATATCCAATCCTTCAGTATTCAACTTATTTCTTAATTGTGTAATACGTCCAGCTTCTGGCGATTGAACACGAGTCATTCTATCTTCAAGAGGTATAATTACGTCACTAATTTCTTTGGTTTTATATGTTCCAGGTAATTTCTCAAGAGCATTATCTACATCAATTTTTGATTGTGCAAATTTTGAAACTTCATTCTTTACAATTTCATCTGGTCTACCAAAATTTCCAGTTTCTTCTAAATATTTACCATGGCTTTTTCCTGCTAATTGTTCAAACTTTCTAGCATCTGAAGGATTTAATCTTGCAACACGATTCATTATTGTTTCAGAATCTGGTGTTATTTTTCGTAAAGCACTAGGTAATTTAGATGCACCACCAATTAATCCTCCTCCTAATACACCAACACCAGTACCTATTGCAGTATCTTTCACTATATTTCCTAGACCTTCTTTAACAGTTTTAGCATTATCTACAGCATTTTGTGCAGATGATCCAAAAGCTCCTAAACCACCAGCAAGAGCTTCTTGACCTGCAAATTTTAATAATGCTTGTTTTCCTAGATTAGGTAATGCTCCACCACCTACAGCATATGATGCTGCTTCTGCACCTGTAGCTGCTACTCCTAGTGTTCCTTTGGCTGCTTGACCAAAAGCACGACCTACGTTTTGTCCTACTGATTTGTTAGGGTCAATAAATGTTCCTTGATCAATCTTTTGGATTGTTTTTCCTCCTGGAGAATATACATCTCCTAAATAGTCTGATTTTATAGGACGGTATACATCTTCTTCACCAGCGAGTGCCCTTGAAGCTGGTACAATAGTAGATGCAATAGTACTAGCAAGTTTTAATGGTGCACGCAATACCTTACCCCCAAATGTAGGTTCTGCTCTATCTTCACGAACAGATACAGGAAGTCCTTGTGAAATACGTTCTTGTTTTTGTTGTTCAATGTTTATTGGAGATTTTTGTACAGTATTTGTTGGTAGCTGACCGTACTTTGCTTGATACTCAGCTCTTGTCATCTTAACTTTTGGTGTTGCAGAAACAGGCGTACTTTGTACACCTTGAGAAGTAGGAGATTCCCCATACTTTGATTCATATTCTGCTCGTGTCATTTTGATTGCCATATAATTAGTCGATTATTTCTATTTCTTGACCATCTGGTGCAATAATAATTCCAGTTTCGTTATTTCCTATTGGAGAATATGCTGGACCAGCAGCTTTAAAGAAGTTATTCATCACAAGATTTCTATTTGATTTTTTTTGTTCTAATACTTGTTGACTGTCACCAGGCTGTGGAAAATATTGTGATGCTCCTTCTTTAAACTCACTTGGTGATATTACTGCACCTGATTCACGTCTTAATACTGCGTTCAAAAAGTTTTTCTCTGCTTGTTGCTGTTGTTGTATAACTGCAGGCTCTAAGAAGTTTGGTAAAGCCTTTCTTATTGCATATCCAGCAGTACTATATTCCTTAACTTTATCCTCAAGAGAATTAAATATATTTGATGCTTGTTCTAATCGTTGTGCATATCCTCCTACTGTTGACTGTGTAGCTGTGGGAGGTTTTATAGTTTTTGTTTTTTGTTGTGAAGCATTAAATTTCCTTAACGCAAGATTATTCTCAAATTCTTGCTGTTTAGCTTTTCTATCTGCTTCATCTTTTGCTTGTAGTCTTGCTAATCTAGTCTCAAGTTCTGTTCCTGTAAATGCAGAGTCTCGTTCAAGTGCTGACTTTTGACCAGTTTGGAACTCTAATGGAATAACTTTTTGATTAATACCTTCCATACCACGATTTTTAGCAGCATTAAACTGATCTACTGCTAATTGTGCTTTGTATAATTCAGAAGGACTTTGTGCAGATGGTGTAGATAAAGATTTTACTTGAGAAATTCCAGAAGTATTACCTACTAATGGTTTTGTAGGATTTGCTTGTGGTAATTGTGGACCAGCAGGAGAATTATATTGTTGAACTTGTTTTATATAGTTATCTTTAGCTGGAGATGTTGCCGATGGGTTTTGTGTTGGTGCCATTTTATTTAAAGCTAAAGAAGCAACACTACCTCCGATAGATGGTTTAATAACATTTAATGCTGGCAATCCTGTTTTTAAGTTGTTTATAAATTTATCTTTATTTGGATTCATATAATTATAATTAATATATCATTAAAATGATGATTGTGCCACATCTGGTTCAGGATTATTTGGATTAAATCTCCAAGGTTCCCATCCATTTGGACTTATGTACGACCCTTCTTCTGTTGCTCCTGACTCTTCAAGCATCTGTGCAATAATACCACCTACTTTCTGTGTTAAACCTGCTTCATATCCTCCATCATATAATCTCCAGTATCGCTCTGAAATCTTTGTATCACCTTGAATGTCCCAATAAATAGCTACTGCACGATAAAGTGGTGCTATGTCATACGCCTCAGGAATAGGAGAACATTGTCCGATGATGTAATTAGCAGTACCTGATGTTATCGCATCGCCTTGGTACCGTTTTTTAAGTGTGAGAGCGGTTGTAGAAAGTACTTTATCAATTTGATACCAGAAACCGTCACCTTTATTTGTTGTTGACGAGTCTGCAATTTGTAGATACCGTCCCGACATTGGCGTTGTCCATGTAGTACCATTTCCAATAACAATAGAACCTCCTGTATCAGATGCTATTCCAACTGTAGTAGTAGCTGATGAAGTAATTTCATTTGTCCATGTAATTGTTGTAGCACCATTTGTAAGTGTCACAACACGTATCTCACCATTAGAAAAAGTAGCTTCATAAGACCCTGTTGGTAACGTCCAGTTTGCGTTAAGTGTTCCTGATGTTGCTCCGTCTGATAATGCACCAGTAAGAGTTATTTTATAAGGTACAGATTCAATAGAACCAGTAACATAATCTGCTATACTCATGTCTCGTAAATCTCTACGACCTCGTATATACATTATATTGTTGTCACTTTGAGGTATTGGGTTAACTTCCAAGGTATCATCTTTAATGTACATGAAACGTGGAATATCAGATGAGCCAAGTTTTGAAGAAAGTACAGCTTTCCAACGATATGGATCATATACCATTATAGGCATATAAAGCATATTATTATCATTTACAGGCTGTCCGTTATTACCAACTCGTGTGTAAACGTCTGACACCTTTCGTATATTGTTAGGAATTTGGTAAGAACCTTTTCCTCCAACAGTACGAACCTCTTCAACAATTTCAAGCCACTTCCATTTTCCATTACGAATACTCGCAACTGTTCGCACAGAGTCGTTTATATTGATACCACCTAAGGTAATGTTTTCTGGTGTTGTGTTTTTAGTCAATACCTGATACTGACTAAGTAAATTTGTCCAAGTTTTCATAATGTTAATTGTATGTAAGCTCTAATAATGTTGATATGTTAGAAACAGATGTTGGTGTTCCTATTACCTTCAATGCAAGTCTATCTCCTTTCTTTAAGTTTATATCTCTTACATTTGTTGTAATATCTTGAGTAAGTGTATTTGGATGTGTTGCACCAGTTTGTACTACGTTTTCTGGATAAAATACTGGATTGTTGATTGCTCCTTTTAAGTTGATACCATTTATTAACGTATTACCGTTTACTAAAACTGTTTTTCCTGATCCTGGTGCTTGGTTACCTATCAATTTTTCTAGTTGCAATGTAACACTTCCTGCATTTGTACCAGCTATTTCATGACTTTCACTGAATCCTGTAATTGTACAAGAGAATGGTGCTATGAAAAATACTCCGTAATTTGTTGTAACACTACCATCATTTATGGTGTGTGTTATATACATTTTCTTTTGAAAGAGATTTGTAAACCATACTTGCTGACCATCTGTTCCAGTATGTTTATGGTTTGAAAACTGTATCTTCAATAAATCTAAGTCTTTCTGTAGTTTTGTAGTATCGTTTTCCATATTATTCTTTTAAAATTACATTTATAAGCTCTGGTGAAACTAATTCATTTGTACTTGGGTTAAGTGATATTTTTAATTGTACCCATTCAGTATTTGTAATACCTGCAATCGTTTCATAACTTATACGTCCTCCTATAGTTGCAAAGTCCCATGTTCCAATCGTTGTATAAGCATCTGATAAGTTCTTGCGGTATGCAATCCTTATTCCTTGACCAGCAACTAAAGGTTTTGCTAATTGGAACTGAATTTTACTAAAGTTTTGTGAGCGTATAAAGTCTCCTGTATATACTAGATCTGTTTCAATGTATGATTTATAGTTATTATATAAAGGATAGTTATTTGATACAAGTCCGACTTTATCAATTCCATAAATATCTGTACCAGTAGTATTATTTCTCCAAGAGAATAGAAATTCAAAATCACTTAATGGTAATACTGCACCTATTTGTATTTTAGTAATATCTCCAGTACTTACAGTATTTCTTAGGATATACACATTGTCTTTTGTTGAGTAAACACCTAGTGGCCCAGTGTTTGTTAGAGCAGAAGCTACACTAACTCCAAAGATTATTTCTTCACCGACTGCGTTTATTGCACCTGCAAAAGGTGATAAAGAGTTTTCTATATCAATATTATACATTTCACGAAACATTGACGTACTTGATCCGTTTGTATAACGTATATCTCCTTTTAGTCCTGAGCCAATATAAGCTACGTTATCTCGTGTGAATAACTGATTGACACCAAGGTCATTTACTTGAATAGGTAATGTAAAACTATCACTTACTCTATCCCAAGGGAATATTTGCGAGTCATTTGAAAGACTAGATGATCCTACAAAACCAGTAGACGCACCAATTAGAAGGTTTGTTCCTAGTGGAGCTAGTGTTTGTATATGATATTGACTAGGTATATCTAATGCTTTTGGGTTCCATTTATATGTAGCTACAGTAGCTGGATCAAAGGTGTTACCTAGTGTTTCTTCAAAAGATGCGACATAAGTGATATTTCCTATATAGAGAATATTATCTAATCCTGTATACATCATGTGGTCTCCAAAAGTAGCTTCAAGAACTTGCCATCCATTAGTCCATGTTGATGTAGATATATTGTATACGTCAAGTGCAAGATTTCTAGCAACAAATAGAAAAGCTTTTGTTTTATCATTTGGAGATATCCAAATTCCTAAACCGTTACCACTAGTAGCTGATGTTGTGTTACCAGTTACAACAGTCCATGTATCACCTTTATCTGATGAAATTCTAATAACACCTGTTTCATCAAGTGAATAAATGTCTTGATTTATTGGATTACGTACAAACCATTTACCAATACCTGCCATACCAGTCAAAACCTGTGTTGACTTGTTTTGTATCATTGCTCTTCCTGGCTTACTCCATACGTTCATGTTAACTACTTGACCTAAACCTTGTAAAGGAGAATTAGCAACGCCAAGTTCCCAACCATTAAAAACGATTTGATTTCCACTTGTTGTAGATTTTGTAAATTTATATGCCATATGTTTATGTGTGCAATCTCTGCACTATCCTCACGCCCCCGTACAGATGGGCATGAGAGAGTGAAGACATTATCGAGTTATAGTAGCGTTTACTGATAAGTAGTCAATAGATACGTTAGAACCTACAAATGTACCTGCTGCACCTGCTGCATTAGCTGGTAAAGATGAGCTAATAAGTACATTATTCAAGTAAAATGAACATGATGTTCCTGCTGAATTATATAAAACTTTGAATGTATTCCATCCTGTTAGATATGTACATGAAGCAAGAGTTGAACCGTTCACCGAATATTCATCTCCAGAGTTTGTTGATAATATTATATCTAAATGTCCAGTAGCAAGATTAAAAGGTATTTGTAGAAAACTTATATTAGCACCAGGGTTTGCTATATAGAACATCCCTTCAAGAGATAAATCTCCTTGATCAAGACCCAATAAATAAAATCCTGCTGTTGCTGTACCATTAGTTATAAAATCAATTACTCCTGGATGATTTGCAACCTCTGTTTTTTGTGCATTAGAATTCACTGTGAAGAATGGGTAAAGACCTCCATATCCAGCAGATGTACCTCCACCACTACTTGATATTTGTTCTCCATTGAAATCTTGGAAGATACTAATTGCAGTTCTAGTGTTTACGATACCTCCTGTATTTGATGGAACACTTAAGTCATAATCTACAACCTCATTTCCTGCAGGGTTTGTAATAGTCTTTGTAACTGTTACAGAACCATCAGTTGAGTGAATGTTTATCTTATCATCAAGATATGAAGGTGTGGTATCTGCTGATGTAGCTTTTACAGTGAAGTTATCACTAGATACAACCGCAACAAGTGGATTAGCTGTAGTACCATCACCAGTTACAGTTACACCATCTACTGCAACAGTTACATTGTCATTAAGTTGAGTTATAAGGTCTGCAATATTTATATTAGCTGCAGGTAATAATCCAGTTACCTGCGATGTAAGGTCTATTGCTATTGATGGACTTGTGTTTACGATATTTGTAATACCAGTTATGAATGTTGAGTTCGCTAACAGTGTTGTAACAAGGTTCGTAATGAATGAAGAGAGTGCGAGTAATGCTGTTGAAACATTAGATATAAATGTTGAGTTAGACGTAAGTGTTGTAATGAACAATGAGTTGTTTGCAAGTGATACAACATCAAGGTCTACATTAATACGTGAGTTTGGTACATCGTTAGTTGCAACGAGTAAGTCATTGAAGTTAAGAATTCCATATGTATTTAGATTTGAACCATTGTATTGAACCTGACCAACAAGAGATGTAGCCCAGTATACAGTAGCACCATCAGTAAATAGGAATGTTCCTGGAACTAGAGGTTGTGGAAATGCTGAACCTGGTCCAAATGCTTTCCATATTGGTGTAACAGATGTACCAGTGTTAGAGTAAAGTTGTTTCTCAGCTTGGTGCATCATGATACAGTTTACTTCATATAAACCAGTATCTGAAGGAAGTGTATTAGCATTACCAGTATAAATAATAAGACTTGTTCGTGAATCTGTTCCATTATCAACAGCCGTCCATACTAATGGATTCTGTGCTGACTTTAGGAATTGTAATGGTGCGAATGTTGACATATTATTTCTTAGCTTTAGAAGCCGTTTGTTTTTCTATTAAATCAGTTAGTCCTTTTCTTGATTGTTCTTTTGCAGAACGTTCAGTAATCTCTATTGCTCTTCGATATGGGTTTGTAGATATTCCCTTTAGTTTTGCATCTCCAACAGTCTTACCAATCATCTTTGATAATAAACGCATTGCTGCATATGTCATACCAAGCTTGGCACCACCAGAACCAACAGCATCTGATAGTAATCCAGAAGACGCAAGACCAAATACGTGGTCAAACATCTGTGATGTATAGAGTGGATTGTTTTTATTGGCAAGACTCTTCATTATCTTCTCTGTATCTTTCAATAATGAATACTCAGAATTTTCACGAAGATAGTCTTTATATAAATCAGATTTACCAGATTTTTTAGCCTGCTCTCTAATTCTTGTATCTATTGAATCTCTAAACTGTGCGTAAACTCTTTTTTCATCTACACTACTAGCTGATTCTCGTAATGACCACAAGTCATTTTTCAGTTTATCTAACGCCTCTAGGTCAAGTTCTCCGAATTTTCCATACTTATTGTAATCATTAGATAGTGACTTATTAATTATCTCAGTAATCTTATTCTTAGCATCAGTAAATCCGTTTGACTTTTTAGTAGCACTATCTAACTGTTTAACTGCCTGTGTAAATACATCTGATGCTTTTGTTCGTATGTTACCAAGCATTTTTACAGCCTCTGTCTTAAGTGAACCAGCTTCATTAATGTCATTTGCTAACTTAGTAGCACCTTCTGACCAGTCAAGAGTTTTACCAGCACTTGGTTTTGGTGCATAGTATGTCATTACAAGGTCAGCAGCTTCGTTAAATTTATTTACAGCATCTCCTGTTTGCCCAAAATTATCTCGTATGAAAGTATGGGATACGATACTTGTTATAATATCACGACCATCTTTAATAATTTCCATTTTCTTTTCTGGATTTTCGTTGATAATCTTAATAGCATCGTCTATTCCGCGTTGAGCCATTGAACCAGAACCGACAACTTCACCAATAATCTTATTAGCCATTGGACCAGAAAGTGTTGACTTTAGATATTTATAAGCAGGTTTTAATACTGTAGGAAGTGCTACTGATATTGCTGCATCAGCACCAATGTCTCCAGCGTCTCCACCAAGCATTGCAGTACCAGCAATCGATTCACCAACTATAGGTGCTAGTTTATTTATTCCACTAGCAATCATACCCGTGTTACCACCAGTTGCAAGTTTTGCAAGTGTTCCTGCTTTTTGTCCAGCTAAATCAGCTAGTGTTGCTCCACCTTTTTCAAGTCCAACTGGTGTAAGCAGTGATGCAACATCAACACCAGTAGCTCCAAGTTTCTGTAATCCAGTTTTTCCTTTTGTAGCAGAAGCAAATGCTTGTGCACGTTCAGAGTCAGAATTAAGTAGTGAGTTTTCTCCCCACATAGCATCTGGAGTAAGTGTTTGTGCGATGTTTACAGGCATACGAGTAATACCTTTTACTACACCAACACCAACATCACCAATACCTTCACCAATGTTGTGATATATATCGCCAAACGTTCTTTTTCCACCCTCTCCACTTCCTTGACCTTTTTCAATATAGTCTGGACGAATGTCTTCAAGTGCTTGTATAAACTTACCTGGCTTGTATTCAGACTGTACACCACCATTAATTTTTGCAACCTCATCAGCACTAAGAATCTCTTTCGGTTGTGATGACATTGCAGAATTTACTTCATCTGGTGTAAGTGTTTGTTTCGGTACAGTTATATTAGAACCACTAACAGCACCCGTTGTAGGTGCTTGTTTTGTGAATGATGATTTGTCATGAGGGTCAAAACCATACTTCTGAATAAATTGTGAACGTGTTATTTTTTCCATATATTATGCGTAGTTTTGATTACTCTGGTTTATCTTTTTCTTAGATAGCCATTTTGCAACTGCATTTACTCCACCTTGTAGTGTTTTATATCCAGCAACTGGTCTACCAAGATTATCGTATTGACCAATATTACCTGGATTATTATTTCGAGCACCCATTCCAGCTGTACCAAGAGACGAGTCTTGAAGCATCATAGCGTAAACCATTTTAGGGTCAACACCATATGTATTAGCAGCTGTTGCAATCATGTTTCCAGTTATCTTTGATTTAGGTGCAACTTTACGTATTACTAAATCAATATCTGTTGGTGTTGTAAACTGTGGAGTACGTTGATAAATAGCAGCAACACTTCTCTCATGGTTTGGGTCTGTAGCATATGATGATATATCATAACCAGCCACAACCTTTGAAGCTTTATTTGTGCCGCTTCCAACTTGATTAAAAGACACTAGTGTAGCAGAGCCATCAGAATTCTTTTTGTATGTATGACCATTATATTGGAATGTGTCTGTTGGAGTACTTGATACTTGTTGCTGTTCATCCTTTATAAGATTATCATAGTCACTCTTCAAAACATTTCTATATCGAGCATCAATCTCACTCTTAAGTGATTTAATTCTTGAGTTAGCTAATGCCGTGTTTAGGTTCTTACCCTTATCAATTCCAGGGAATATTGAATTGATTCATGCATCTTCTGAAACACTTGCAGCAGTACCAGTAGCACCTTCAAGTGATGCCTTCAAAGAATCTTTTTCTTTCTCAAGCTCCTTGATTTGTGCATCCAACTGTAGGTAATGCAGTGCGTGCTTGTCAACTTCTTCGTCCTCAATCACGACTTCACTAAGGACGATACGTTCTTTCTTAAGACCACCGCAACCCATCTGCTCTGTTGCATCGTAGTACTGGCAATAGTTCTTACAGAAGCTGGCATCTTTCTCCGGCTCTGGCAGAGTAGTAGATTTCTTGACGTTATCTAACCAAGCCAAGGCAGCGAGTGCCATCGTCTCATCGTAAGGTTCTGTATGGATTCGGACATTTTCCTCATCTCCATCGCGTGCAATAGCGACTAGGTTTACATCCTTAACCTTGGCCTTGCCAGACTTCTCTAATAGGTATCCGTAGACCTGTACTTGCCAACGCTGTTGGTTAGATGGGAAATAACTAAGGTTCTTTAACTTCA